ATCGGGAAGATTTTCCCTGAAAATGGCTCGGCTGTGCATTATTTGGAAGAAAATGGAATTTAATGGAGCAATCCACAGAGATCGCCCGAGTTAGGGACGAATCGGCTTACCGAGGTGTGCCAAACCCTCGAATTCACACAAAACTAAGCGATTTACCCTCTCACGGCGAGCAAATGATTAAGTTCTGCGAGGAAATAGGCTTTGAACTGCTTCCTTGGCAGCAATGGCTGGCCCATCACTCACTTAAATACAAACCGGACGGCCGCTGGGCTCACCCAGTTATTACCCTTCTTTGCGCCCGACAACAGGGCAAATCAACCTTTATGGCGCTCCAAATCCTGTTCAGAATCTACGTTCTCAAAGAGAAATTACAGGTTCACACAGCTCACAAACTGACAACCTCAGCCGAATTGTTCTACAAAATCTACGGAATCATCGAACAAACTCCCCGACTAGCCGCCGAATTCACTAAGAAGCTGGAAAGTAAGGGATTTCAAGAATTGCAATTTACCGAAGGTCGCCGATATATCGTCCGAGCCAATAACTCAGCTGGTCGAGGTATCGCCGCGCCTGAAACTATCCACCTAGACGAAGCTCGAGAATACAAAGACGAAGATGTGTGGTCTGCCCTGCGTTATACGCAAATGGCTAGCCCTAATCCTCAAATATGGGTTTATTCAAATGCTGGAGATCAGCACTCAATTGTCCTAAACAAATTACGCGAGCGAGCTTACGCAGCCATTCACGGCGGCTCTGATGATATTGGTTGGTTCGAGTGGAGCGCACCTCAAGGCATCAAGTTCGACAACTCATCAGACTTCTGGCTAGGTGTCTGCCAAGCCAATCCCTCACTTGGTTACACAGTCCACCCTGACAATATCCGCGCCGTCTTGTCGGACCCCGAAGATATTGTGCGCACAGAAGTTTTATGCCAATGGGTTGACACCATCAATCCAGTCATCAATCCGTCTCAATGGGAATCTTGTCGGGTCGAGGGTCTCAGACTTGATCCTGAGGCAGATACTTGGCTGGCTATTGATCTCAGTCCGGACAGAAAACAAGCGGCGCTAGTCGCTAGCCAGAAACTCGAAGGTGATAAGTTCCAAGTGATTCTCCTGCAAACTTGGCACAATCCGTCTAACCTCGATGATAAGTCTCTTGCTAATGACTTGGCGGATTGGGTGCGAAAGTATCCCGTCCAGCTCGTTGCCTATTCTGCGAGAACCGCTTCCGCCGTTGCTGCGCGATTAGCACCGGCAGGGATAAGGACTGAGCCGATAGATGGTCTTGACTATGCCCAAAGCTGTGATGAGTTACTGGGAGCAATCTCGTCGCAGCGGTTAGTTCACTCGGGACAAGATGAACTGACTAAACAATGCCTATCCGCCGTCAAGTTGCCTTTCGGTGACGGCGGTTGGGTAATGGGCCGCAAAGTCTCTAATGCGATTATCTGTGGAGCAGTTGCCTCAGCGATGGCGACTCACTTCGCCACAAAATCAAATGATGGAGTGGATATAGTAATTCTGTAGCACAGACCCTTTACAATAAAGGCTCAATGGGTGCTATCAGAGATTTCTTCTTTCCACAAGTAACCGCGCAAACGCCGCAAAAGGTCAGCGACGTAACCGCCGCATTGACTCCGGTGCAAATCACCGATTCGGTCTATAACATTCTTGGCGGCGCTACAAATTCAACGCGCCAATTGGCTATGAGCGTTCCTTCAGTCGCTCGCGCTCGCAATATTATCTGCGGCACTATCGGCTCGCTACCTCTCACAACATTCAACCGCATTACCGGCGAATATGTAGATCCGCATCGCGTCATCAATCAACCTGATCCTCGAGTTGCTGGTTTTGTTATTTACAATTGGCTTGCCGAAGATATTTGGCTTTATGGCGTTGGCTATGGACAAGTCTTGGAGATGTATTCGACAACCGATGGCGGTCGAGTAAGAGCTTGGACTCGCGTAAGCCCTGAGCGCGTAACAGTTGATACAGATTTTCGCAACACAGTAATCGAGTCATACAAAGTTGATGGAATGGCCGTTCCTAATTCTGGAGTGGGCTCACTCATTCGCTTTGATGGCCCAGATGAAGGATTATTACACCGCGCTGGCAAAACAATTAGCGCAGCGGTATATCTTGAGAACGCAGCGGTTAATTACGCCAAAGAACCTAACCCTTCAATGATTCTCAAAAGCAACGGCACAAACTTAACCGCTGAAAGAGTGTCGTCACTCCTCAGCGCTTGGCGCACAGCTCGTCAATCTCGCTCGACTGCGTTCCTCAATGCAGACGTTGATCTTAAAGAATTTGGCTTTGATCCAAAGTCATTACAATTAGCCGAAGCTCGTCAATATGTGGCTTTAGAATTGGCTCGGGCTTGCGGAATCCCAGCCTACTTCTTGAGCGCCGAAACGACTTCGATGACTTACTCAAACGCTGTGTCAGAGCGGCGCTCACTAGTTGATTTCTCACTTCGCCCGATTCTCAAAGCAATCGAGGAGCGTCTATCGCTTCCGGACTTTGTGCCAAATCCTGTGATGGTGAGATTTTCACTTGACGACTTCCTACGCGGTAACGCTTTGGAACGCGCTCAAGTGTATGAAATCTTGAACCGCATCGGCGCGATGAGCGTTGAGCAAATTCAACGCGAGGAGGACTTAATCCCCAATGAAGATTAATATGCCAATGGTCGTAACTGCGGCCGATACAGTAAAGCGCACAATCAGCGGAACGATTGTCACTTGGAACGAGCAGGGTAACACCTCAGTCGGGCCAACAGTTTTCGCAGCCGACTCAATTGAAATGAAGCCTGTGAAGTTGCTCCTCGAGCACGATCGCACTCGCCCAATTGGTAAGTTGATGAGCCACGAAGTCACACCAAATGGAATCGTTGCAACCTTCAAAATTGCCAACACAATGGCTGGCGAAGATGCGCTAGTTGAGGCAACAGAAGGCCTCCGCGATGGATTCAGCGTTGGCGCACAAATTAACGAGTGGACAAATAACAAGGGAACGATGCTTATCACCTCAGCAACCCTTGATGAAGTTTCCCTTGTAACTGATCCAGCAATTGACAGCGCTCGCGTTAGCGAAGTCGCAGCTTCCGAGAACGAAGCACCTAAAGAAGATTCTGCTCCGGCAACCGCTGATGCAGACAAACCAACCGAAGGAGACCACGTGTCTGACACTACCGCTCCTGCTCCTGCCGTCGAAGAAGCGGTAGAAGCAGCTAAGGTGGAAGCCGCTGCGCCACGCCCAGCGTTTTACACCGCTCCTCGCCTTGAGTTCACAAAGGCGAAATATCTCGAGAATAGCGTTCGCGCTAAACTCGGTGATGATGCTGCTCGTCAATATGTAATGGCGGCAGACGATACAACTTCAAATAATGCTGGCTTGATTCCAACTCGCCAACTAACCGAAATCATCAATCCACTTTCGAACGCCGACAGGCCGGCAGTGGAGAGCGTTTCAGCGGGGGTATTGCCTGACGCTGGAATGTCCTTCGAAATTCCTAAAATTACCGCTGTCCCAACAGTCGGAGAAGAAGCCGAAGCTGCTGCAATTGATGAAACAGGAATGACAAACGAATTCCTTTCAGTATCCGTTAAGAAGTATGCCGGAGGACAAACTTTCTCCGTTGAACTTCTCGATCGTTCTTCACCTGCGTTCTTTGATGAACTCGTTCGTCAGATGGAATTTGCATACGCAAAGGCAACAGACGTCGCAGTAATCGCTGGCCTTGTTGCTGGCGGAACAGATGGCGGAAACCGCACCCTTGATGCTGCTGGCTTCCTTGACTTCGTATCCGATGCTTCCGTATCGGTTTACAAGGGAACTCTTGGAACCGCAACCAACATTCTTGTTAGCCCAGAACAATGGGGCGCAATTATGAACCTTGCTGATGGTGGTCGTCCGATTTATCAGAACCTCATTGGCCCATCAAATCAAGGTGGCAATCTTTCCGGCGGCGCAGTTCGCGGAAACGTTCTTGGACTAAATCTCCGCGTTTCGCGCAACCTTGCAACTGCTGCTCCAACTGGTGATAACTCAATTATCATCATCAACCCAGACGCATACACTTGGTATGAGTCCTCACGCTTCCGTCTCCAGACAAACGTTGCACTAAACGGCCAGATTGAGGTCGCTTATTACGGCTACGGCGCTTTGGCAACAAAGGTCGGCGCTGGTGCATACCGCTTTATGGTTGCGTAGTTAAAACCCTAAAAGTGACGGCCAGTCCGCTCCCGAGCTGGCCTGTCACCCTCTAGATCGAAAGGACGGCGAGATGCCAACAATTGTTACAGCCTCACAGCTCAGAACTATTCTTGGCGTCTCGTCATCTCTTTATTCAGACGCTTATCTTGACGATATTTGCGATGCTTCAGAAAACCTTATCCTTCCAATGCTTGTGACTTTCCAAAGCAAAGTGGATAAAGTTTATTTAGAGAACAACGTTGCTTATTTCCACACCGCGACCATTCACGAATTCACCGAAGGTCAATCGGTTGTTATCACAGGTGTCGGAGCGCCTTTCAACGGCACTCACACAGTCACAGATGATTTAATTGGCCCCTATGTATTTACCGCCGCCATCACAAATGCTGACGTATTGGAAAAGAACATTATCCCAGCAGGAAACGCTGCGCTCTCTGGCGCATCAACCTATGTGGGAAATGCCAACGTCGAAGCTGCCGTTTTGGCTATTTCTGTCGAAATCTTCCAAGCCAGAACTGCCGCTGGAGGATCAATCGAAGGCGTAGATTTTGCAGTTACACCTTACAGGCTTTCTAAAAATTTATTGGCAAAGGTAACTGGCCTTCTTGGCCCATATCTTGATACCGATGCGATGGTGGGTTAATGCCTGCCTCCACAGTTTTATCTTCTATCCGGACACCGCTGGCAACTGCACTCGCCTCCGTTTCGGCGAATGTTTATAGTTATGTTCCCGAAGCTGTGCAAGTTCCAGCGGTTATTCTTGTTCCAGATTCACCTTATCTCGAATTAAACACAATTAACGACTCAACAATTCACGCCAAAATCAATATGACGATTACTTGTGGAGTCGCTTACCTTTCCAACCCAGCATCTCTCGACAATCTTGAGCAGCTGATTTTTTCAGTTTTGGCAGTAATTCCGGACGGCTACACAGTCGGCCCAGTAGAACGGCCATCGGTAACGCAAGTGGGCGCGGTCAATTTATTGGTCGCTGATATTCGCGTTTCCACCTATTACACACAAACCAACTAAGGAGAAAAAGTGGCAACCACAGTAATTACCGGTCGCGACATTTCGCTGTCTTTCACAGGTGGAACGGACATCGAAGCCCAAGCGACAAACGCGGTATTGACTAAAACCAACGTTCGCGAGACGTATCAGACTCTCGACGGCGAGGCTTACAAGACAGTTAATATCGAAGGCACTTTCCAGCTCGATATGCTTGCAGACTGGGGCAAGGCTAACTCTGTATGCGAAGCACTTTGGGCAGCAGCAGAATCCGCACCAGATACAACAATTAGCGTAACGCTTACAGCTGCAACTGGCGCACAATTTGTTTTCCCAATCCTTCCAGAGTTCCCAACAGCTGGCGGATCAGGAATTGACGCACAAACTGTTTCATTCACTTTCAAGATTGCAAACGGAACAGTCACAGAAACCTTCAGTTAAGAGATCGGAGCATCGGGAGATGAAGTTAGCAATCACAATTAAATATACGAATGGCGAGGAAGTCACCTACAACGCTGGACTCCCAGAGTGGGCGAAGTGGGAACGCAAAACGGGAAAGTCAATTTATTCGATGAAGGATATTGCGGCTTACCAACAAGCGGACTTCCTCGACCTAGCCTATTTTGCTTACAAGCGAGATGCGGCTGGGAAACCGACTAAATCTCAAGAAGTGTGGGAGTTATCGGTAGAAGAAATGACGATTGGAGATGACAGCCCAAAAGTTTCGAAGCCGGAAGCATCAACCGACTAATAATCGAGATTGCAATTGCTACCGGTATTCCAATGAGCGAATGGACTGACATAGACCAAGTTCTAACGGCGATTGAGATATTGAAGGAGCGCAAAGGTGGCAGATGAGTTACCAATCAGCTATGACAAGCGCGAACTTCGTTCAATCATTACCGCGTTTAAAGCGATGGACGATGAAGCTGTTGATGCGGCTAAACGCGAAAGTTCTGCGCTGGCTCGATATGCCGCGAATGAAGTCAGGGCCTACGGCATCACAAGAACCTTTGGACAGGCCGTTGTCGATCGCATTACAAGCGGCGTTAAAGTTTCCAGCACCTCGAAGATTGGCGAGTTCTCTTATGGATTCGCGTCTCAGCGTTTCTCTGGTGGAGGATCAACTAAAGACCTCTGGGCAGGTTACGAATTCGGATCTAATCGTTATCGTCAGTTC